GTTTGGGCGATGTCGATGCTTAAGCCCATGGCGGCAACTGTTGCTGTCATGGCTGCGGCCATGCCAGGTATGTTGCGATTTAATCCATCATCTCCTGTGTACAATCCTAGCTTTGACCAGGCGTCTTCTGCTGGAAAGCCCATATCACGTAGGGCGCAATAGGATATAAATGCGTTAATCATTGTATTGCCATCAGTTGTTATTGGTGATCCACTCCTGGTCCCGTAACCGGGGTCATAGGAATAACCTTTCTTAGTGAAAGCACGTTGGATGAAGACTTGTCTGAACATTGCTGCCCATTCGTCTGCGTCCGAACCGTCGTTAAGCCAACGAAGATAAATCTTGTTGACAAGCTGTTGTAGAGCTCGACTAATGCTTCCGTCGAATCGGTTGTAATCTGTGATGACAAATCCCTCTTCACCAAATTCCCGCATACGATCATGTATTTCACGTGGCGCTTTACCCGGTCCGTAGAACGGGCACTTCTTAAGAAAATCTTCTTTAGCAGCATACGTGAAAGCCGACATTCGAAGTGTCAAGGCTGCAGCATTGGTAGTTATGACTCTTGGGTCATTTGGGGATGAATAAGCTTCGTTCTTGATGAAGCTCCGCAATTTATTCCTCGGTTCTACACCGATGAGATGCTCAATCTCATGAGTCCGTGCTCGTTGCATTGGCTTGTTCTGCAAATGCTTAACTTCCGCGATGGTGATGGGACGGCCTTGATGAATTTTATTATCTGGTATCATAAGTTTGGCGAATTCACGACCATAATTTTGATACGCTAAGGGCATCTTAACATCATTGCGAGGTTTGTCAACTCGCCCCGTTATTGCTGCAACTTCCGCATTGTATGTTTGTGCGGGAAATACAGCTGGTTTTGTAACTAAGGGCGATGTTATGAGTTGACTTGGATCTTTAACTTCTTCATGAACGAGGGGACCAACTGGTTGGTAGTGTGTGGCTATTGAGGTAGTGGCCATCACATTGTTGGTCGTAACAACTTGACGCTTCAGGATTTCAAACAGCAGGCAGGAATCTATAGCCACATCTGTTTTATCACCACTGGTCTTATAAAGCATGAATTCGACATCTCCGGGTTTCTCAAGAACATTGCTTGTACCCATTCTGATTTTAATGGCTTCAAGCATCTTGCGACGGATGCGAACTGATTCAATGCTTCCTTCGAGTGCGAGCGAAATTGAGTCGTCGAGTGTGCTATCAATAAAACTAACACCGTTGCTGTTGTA